TGAAATCCGCCTCCTCAGGATTGTCGGATACCTTTTCGCAGCGCGGACCTTTGCAGAGCGGACCTTTACGGCGCGAACCTTTACGGCGCGGACCTTTACGGCGCGAACCTTTACGGCGCGAACCTTCGCAGCGCGAACCTTTGCAGCGCGAACCTTTACGGCGCGAACCTTCGCAGCGCGGACCTTCGCAGCGCGGACCTTCGCAGCGCGGACCTTCGCAGCGCGGACCTTTACGGCGCGAACCTTTACGGCGCGAACCTTTGCAGCGCGGACCTTTACGGCGCGAACCTTGGCGAATCTGGAAAGTTGACGGGCGACCGTCCGTTTTTCCAAGTCGGCCCCATTGGTTCGCGGCAAGACGTTTTGGCCGCTTTCCAGACAGAAAAAGGCGTATTCCTTCTCGCCGGTTGCTTCTTTGGCACCGTGGAAGAGTTCCGGGACAAGCTCCAAGGGGAACACGGCGACAACGTCCATGCGATTGAATACCGGGCCGCCCTGGTGCTGGTGGAAGCCCATTACGCCGCCTGGCCGGCCACTGTGGTCGAAGAGGAAGCCGAATCCTGACCGTTACATATGGGAATTTACAGGCCCGCCGCGTGCGGGCTTTTTCTTGTTGACATAGGTAAATTATTTATCTATAGTACGCCCATACCAGCCAACCGGAGCGCAACCAAATGTCTACCACCATCGCCCAAACCATCCTTACCCAACTTGGCGGCAATCGCTTTCTTGCCATGACCGGCGCCAAGCAACTTTGCGACCTGGGCGACGGCATCATGTTCAACCTTCCTCGCGGCGCCAAGAACAAGGCCAACAAGGTCGCCATTCGCCTGGCCGGCGATTTGTACACCGTCAAGTTCTACAGCTTGCGCGGCGTCAATGTGACCGAACGCGGGGAATTTGAAATGATCTACGGCGACCGCCTGGCCGCCCTCTTCACTGAACAAACCGGCTTCGACACCCGGCTTTGACATTGGCGGCCACACAAGCGCACCGGAGCCCCGCCAAGGGCTCCCGCGGCTACTTGAAGGACATAGGGGGCGTCGTGTCCGGTTCGTCCCATTGGCGGGCCGCCTTTATCGCTTTGGCCCTGCAAGCGTTCGCGTCAATGCTGTGCCCCTTGAGCATGCCGTCGGCCAACTGGCGAACCTGGGGCACGTCTTCGGAATGGCAAAAGAACGCATACAGTCCCGTTCCTGCCGTCTTGTCTTGAGGCAGCAACCGCGGGTCGACGTCCCCTAGCGTAACGACTGGATTCCGCATCACGGCAAAGGACCACACGGCCGCTGCCAAGGCATCCCGGTCAACCTCATAACAACGCAAGCGAACTTGCACCAAAAGCGCCTTTGCTTCCTTGCGTGCAATCGTCGTTTGGTCACTCGACGGCCGGTTATGTTCCCGGATGCAACCGCTACAAGCGCCGCTAGAAGTGTACCTATAGGTTAAATGGCCGTTTTTGCACGGCATCCCCGTAAAATATTGGGTTTGACCTCTTAACTTGGCTTCGCCCCGACTGGTGTACGGTTGCATGGTTTACGCTCCTAAAATTGACGCTCTGATTTTAGCGCATCTTAACCGCCGCCGCAAGTAAGACTTAACCGCCGGCTAAAGTAAGAACCCCGGGTCGCTTTCCCCGCACGCTTACTATCCTACGGCACTGTAGACCATCTTACGGTAAGGTTTAGTTAAGGTATTACTCTTACTGTAATGTAAGATGGTCTAAGGTGTACAGCAATCTATTATTAAGGGGTAACGGGGTAATATAGAGTAAACAGTAATAAAATCAAGGTGTTACGTTACCCACCCCGTAATTTTAGCTAATGGGGTAACAGGGTAAATGGCAAAGCAACCCGGCGTCGCGCTCATTGTGGTTGCTTCTTGTGGCCGCCAAAGGCTAGAATCTAGTCACTATGAGCCTGACACCTAAGCAACGCCGATTCGTGAACGAGTATTGCGTCGATGAAAACGCGACGCAGGCCGCCATTCGCGCCGGATATTCGCCTGATACGGCCGGCGTGATAGGTTGCGAGAACTTAAAAAAACCTTACCTGGCCGAAGCGATCAAAGAGCGACAGGCCGACGTCACTGTGGCAGCAAGCATTACGCCCGAAATGGTGCTGCGCGAATGGGCTAAAATTGCCTTCGCCGACCCCAACGAACTGGTCAACGTCAGACGGAATTGTTGTCGCCATTGCCATGGCTTCGGGCACCAATACCAGTGGACTGAAGCCGAATATGGTGCTGCCGTCGACAAGGCCGTGGATTCCGGCAAGCCCGCCCCAGACGGCATGGGTGGCTTTGGGTTTGACCCGAACGCTACGCCCGCGGCGGACTGCCCTGAATGCGGGGGCAATGGTATTGCCGAAGTCCACGTCGCTGATACCCGGAAGCTAAAGCGGCACCCGCTTTACGCTGGTGCCGAACAGACCCGCAACGGCATTAAGGTCAACATGCGGGACAAAGACGCAGCACTGTTCAATCTGTCCCGATACCTGGGGATGCAGATTGACCGGAAGGAAATCAGCGGCCCCGGCGGCGGCCCCCTGGGTATTGTGGGATTGACCGCGGACGACCTGACCGACGACCAGCTTGCTGCGCTGATAGCTGCTGAGGAAGCGAATGGCAGTAACGAGGCTTGATGCTCTCAGGACGATAGCCCGGCGCCGCGAAGCCCGTCGGCAACTGGCCGCCTATATCGGCTACACGTCCCCGAAGTACAAGCCGAGTGGCTTTAGCGCCGCCGTTTGCGCGGCCCTCGACATGTTCATTGATGACATGCAAGCTGGCAGCCGGCCCATTCTGGTTTTGCAGGCCCCACCCCAGCACGGCAAGTCGGAGATTGTTAGCCGCAAGCTGCCCGCGTTCCTGCTGGGACGCTTCCCTGACTGGCGGGTCGGTGCGGCCAGCTACAGCGACGAACTGGCAAACGCCATGGCCCAAGACGTGCGCCGCAACCTGGCGGACGACCGGCATAAAAAGCTATTCCCCCAGCCAGCCGAAAAGCGCCGCTATGACGTTAACCGCACCGGGGAATTTACGGCGCCAGGCGGGAACGGCGGCTATCTTGGCGTCGGTGTGGGTGCCGGCCTGACGGGACGCCCGGTCGACATTGGCATCATTGACGACCCGGTAAAAAACGAAAAGGAAGCGTTGAGCCCCACGACCAAGGAAGGGCATTGGAACTGGTATCAAACCGTTTTCACGACGCGGCTGTCCGAAAACTCCGGGCAAATCATCATGGCAACGAGTTGGGCGGAAGACGACTTGCCCGCCCGGATTTGCTCCCACTTCAAGGGCGACCCGCGGCTTACCGTCTTGCGCTTCCCGGCAATCAACCTGCCCGGGGAAGTTGGCTACAACCCGAACTTGCCCAAGGGGCCATTGGTCCCCGAACTTAAAAGCCTGGCATTCCTGCAAGAAGTCAAAGGGCTGTTTTCCGACTACTGGTGGGCGGCCATGTACCAGCAATGCCCGCGGCCACTTGGGGGCAACGTCTTCAAGGAAGAGGGCTTGCGGTACTACTTGCCTAAGGACTTGCCCGCCAAATTCGACAAGGTGCTGGCTTCCTGGGATTGCACCTTTAAGGACACGGACGGCACCGACTTTGTCGTCGGCCAGGTTTGGGGCAAGGCTGGCGCCAATAGCTACTTGCTGGCCCAAGTCCGCGCCCGCATGTCCTTCACCAAGACGGTAAAAGAGGTCGTGCTATTGCGCGAAGCCTGGCCGCGCATCCGGGAAATCTTGATCGAGGATAAGGCGAACGGGCCGGCGGTAATCGACACCCTGAAAGCCAGCGTGTCGGGCATCATCCCGATTGAACCGGACGGCTCCAAGCTGGCCCGGGCGCATGCTGTTACCAGCTATTGGGAAGCGGGCAATGTGTGGTTGCCGCATCCGGACCTTTTCCCATGGGTGAAAGACTTGGTCGCGGAGTTGACAGCGTTCCCCGCGGCGGGCAATGATGACCAAGTCGACGCCCTTACCCAAGCACTCCGTCGCCTGTATCCGTTGTTCAACAAGCTGAAGATTAGCCAAGCTGCGCTTGACAAGGCCATGGGCAGATAAAAGCCCCTTTCGGGTCTTGGTTGGTTATAGGGTGCGAACGAATTCTGTTACGTCGCGTTCGGAAGCGCCAGTAAGTTGGGAAATCTCCCACACGTTGCGGCCTTGCTTCCAGAGGAGTTTTGCGGCGGCTTGTTGTTTCTTGGTCATTTAGGTTTCCTCTTTGCGTTTGGTTGGTATGGCTGAACTATAGATAAATAATTTACCTACGTCAACACTTATTTTGCAAAATTAATTATTTTCCCGCAAAATATACGCATGGACACTCCAACTAAGCGCCCCGTGGGTCGGCCTCGTAAGACCCCCGCCATCACCTTCCCCACCAAGCCCAAGGGAGACGGCCTTAAGCGTGCAGCGAACAAGGCCGGCATGCTGGCGTCCGACGTCAAACCCTACGACTACCCAATCAAGCCGCCGACCCTGGCGCCTGGCGTCGTCCCTGCCGGTGTGACCGCCCCCGTGCTGGCAATGGACGCCAATGCCTATGACTTCGCACAGCAAATGTTCCCGGGCGGCGGATTCCCTGGCTTTGCGTACCTTTCGCAACTGGCGACCCGCGCTGAATACCGCGCCTTTGCCGCAACCATGTCGACGGAGTTGACGCGGGAGTGGTTGGAATTCACCAGCAAGCAAGACGACGACAGCGATAGCGCGGACAAAATCAAAGCCGTCGAAGAAGAATTTAAGCGGCTCAATGTTCGCGTGGTAATCCAGAAGGCCGCGGAAAATGATTGTTACTTTGGCCGGGCGCAAATCTTCTTGGAGATTGCCGGCGCCGACCGAACGACCCCGCTGATTCTTGACCCGCGCACCATCGCCAAAGGCAGCTTGGAACGGGTTGTACCTGTGGAAGCCATTTGGACGACCCCGGCCGGCTATAACGCCTTGGACCCCGCGGCCCCTGACTTCTACAAGCCGTCGTCGTGGTTCATGCTGGGCCAGCAGGTCCACGCGTCCCGCCTGATGACGGTCGTAACCCGCCCGCTCCCGGACATTCTCAAGCCGGCCTTCAACTTCGCCGGCATGTCCCTTTCCCAGCTTGCGGAGCCCTACGTCGACAACTGGCTACGGACCCGCCAAAGCGTTGCGGACCTTATCAACAATTTCAGCATTACCGCGCTTGCCACAAGTATGGACCAAGTGCTGCAGGGTGACGACGACGGGGCGGACGTATTCGCCCGGGCCGAACTCTTCACCCGCACCCGGAGCAACAAGGGCTTGATGCTCTTGGACAAGGAGCGGGAAGAAATCGTACAGGTCAACACGCCGCTGTCGGGCCTGCATGAACTCCAAGCGCAAAGCCAAGAACATATGTGCAGCGTTTCGCGCATGCCGGCCATTGTGTTGACGGGCATTTCCCCCAGTGGCTTGAATGCCAGCAGCGACGGCGAAGTCCGGATTTTCTACGATTGGGTGGCCGCCCAACAGGAAGCCTATTGGCGGGAACCGCTGGAAGTAATCCTTAAGGCCGTGCAACTATCCTTGTTCGGAGAAATCGACCCCGACATTGGCTTGGCGTTTATTCCGCTCTATCAAATGACGCCCAAGGAAGAGGCCGAAATCAGGCTATCCGATAGCCAAGCGGATTGCGCGTATATCGCGGCCGGTGTGGTCGACCCGTCCGAAGTCAGGGAACGCCTGGCCCGCGACCCGAATAGCGGCTATCAGTCCTTGGACACTTCGGTCGAACTGGTCCCGCCAGTTGAGCCGACGGGAGAGGAAGACCCAGCCGGGGCGGCCACGGTGGGCGGGGGCGCCAATGGCCCAACAGCCTAAGACGTGCAAGGCCGTTCCCGCCAATCGGGGACTTGAAGCCAAGTACCGGAAGGCCCTGCAGCGCATGATTGCGGAAATGCACGGGTCGGTCGAATACTGGCTTACCGCTGCCTATCGCAAAGACCCGCCGCGCATGGCTGCCCTGGTTGAGCAAGCCCAAGACGCCGCCCCCAGCGCCAAAATCAAACGCATCCTTGACGAACTGGCCCGCCGGTGGACCAAGCGTTTTGAGGATTACGCCCCCAAGCTGGCGGAAGCCTATTTGCAAGGCATGTTCAAGGCCAGCGACTCCGCGTTCCGTCAAGCCCTCAAGGAAGCCGGGTGGACCGTCGAATTCAAAATGACGCCCGCCGTGCGCGACGCCTTCAATGCGTCACTTGAAGAAAACGTCGGCCTTATTCGGTCCATTCCTGAAAAATATTTGCAACAGGTAGAGGGCACCGTTATGCGCTCCTATAGCGCCGGGCGCGACCTTGAATCCATGGTGAAGGAATTAAAGCAACTTTACCCGGCGGCCAGTCACCGGGCGGAATTGATAGCCCGGGACCAATCGAATAAGGCGAACGCCGTCGTCAACCGGGCCAGGCAAATGGAACTTGGGATTACGGAAGCCATTTGGATGCACAGCCACGCCGGCAAGAATCCGCGACCGGACCATGTGGCAGCGAACGGCAAACGGTATAAAATCGCGGAAGGCTGCAAAATCTCCGGGGAATTTATCCAGCCGGGTTTTGCCGTCAACTGTAGATGCACCAGCCGGCCGGTTTTGCCGATTTAGGAGGTGAACTGTGTACCCCTCTTCGATTCCTGATAATGGTTTTGACCGCACCAAGGTCGACCCGGAATTGGCCTCATTTCATGCAGGCACTCAAGCCCGGTCGTTTCGTGAAATAAGCCTTGCGGCCGGGGCGTCCCTTTATGTTCGCATGGCCCGCCCGGTTGATATCATCATTCGGCGGTTCAACCTGTACGTGAACGCTGGGGAAATCCGTTGCGAGATTTACCGCGGGGCGACCGCCGCTGGCACTTGGGCCGAAACTCTCCCGGTTTTTGCAAAATGTGAAACTGGCATGCGCCCAAAGCCGCTTTATGTTCCTCAAAGCAAACTTTACGCGGGCGGGACTTTCAGCGGCGGCACGCTGTACGACCTGATTCATATCAAGACTTCGGGCGGCGGCGGAAACCAAGGGACGGTCGGCAATAGTAGCGACGACGTTCTTGGGGCGCCGGTCGGAACTGGCTGGTATAAATTTTCCAATCCGGGCGCACAAGCGGCGGTTGGTATATTCTCCATGTGGTGGGAAGAATTGCCCCCAACCTAAAATAGCGTCATAATCCGAAACATGCCTATCTTACGCCTAGCCTTTGACCGCACCGCCCGCCGGATTGATGCCGACGGACGCCTGCACGTCGACCGCTCCCACATTTCCAAGGCCACGGTCAACCCGTACTACGGTAAGGAAATTCCGGGTTATGAGGCGTTGAGCCTGGTGCCCGACAAAGTTTATCGTCTGCTTCGTGACCCTGTGGAACTGGAACGCGGGGCGCCAACGTTCGCCCGCCTGCCCATTCTCTCCAAGCATGTGCCGGTTACGGTCAAGACCATGGCCGACGACGAAGAGCAAAAGAAGTTGGTCGTCGGGTCCATTGGTTCCGAAATCACTTTTACCCCGCCTTACCTCGACGCCGACCTTTGCATTTGGGACGCCGCGGCAATTGCCGGGATTGAAACTGATAAAGTACGAGAATTATCCTGTGCGTACCGTTACGTTCCCGTCATGGAGTCCGGCGAGTTTGAGGGCCAGGCATATGACGGACGCATGACCGAAATACAGGGCAATCACCTGGCGTTAGTTGAGGTCGGCCGCGCCGGGTCCGACGTAGTTGTGGCCGACGAAAAACCATTCATTTTTGACAAGGAAACCGCCATGAAAATGAGCAAGCTGGGCAAAGCCCTTTTTGCGGCATTGTGTGCGGCCTCCCCTGTGCTTGCGGCGGATTCCGCCCTGCCCGCACTGGTAGGCGACGCAAACCGCAAGACATTCAAACCCGCTGACGTAAAGAGCAAGTTGCTTGCTCTAGACGCTTCGCTTGATTCCAACAAACTCGACGCCGTTCTCGACGCAATTCTGGACGTGGAGCAAGACCCGAAGCCGGTCGAAACCCCGGCCGCCGCCGCTGACGAATCGCCCGCCGACAAAATCAAGGCGCTGTTGGCTGGAAAAGTTGACGATGCCACGATTGAGCAGATTTGCGCCCTCATGGCACCGCCGGCCGCTGCTGACGCTGACCCGGACGACCCCGGCATGAAGAAGGAAGAAGTTACCGCCGCCATGGACGGCTTGCGTAAGGAATTGCGCGAAGCCGAAGAAGCCCGCCGCGATGTTCGCGCCGTCGTGGGCGACGTGCTGGGCATGGATTCGGCCGCCGACGTCTATGGCTTCGCCCTTGACCACATGAAGGTCGACCGCGCTGGCGTTGAAGGTGCCGCGGCTCTTCGTGCGCTGTTCAAGGTCGTGGCTTCCAAGTCTTCCACCCCGGCTCCGCGCATCGCTCAAGATGCCGGCGGCCTCGACGCGAAGTTCCCGGGCGCTGCCCGTTTCCGTAACGCTTAAGGAGCCAATACCATGGGCTTTCAAAAACAAGTTAACCTGACTCCTGCGCCCGCGGTAGCCGGGGACTTTGCATCATCCAATCCGCGGGCAACTGTCCTTGCCGGTCCTGGCGGCCTTGTTGCGGGGGCGCTTGGCGTCACCGTTGGCAAGTTCGCTTGGGTCGATGACGACGGTTCCACCGTCCAAAGTTTTGGCACCGCAACCAAGGCCCCGCAAGGCTTTGTTCACCGCGAACAGCAAGCACTTATCCAAGTGTACCTTGCTGAATCCGGCATGAACATTCCCCAAGGCTTCCCGGTTGTCCTGCACAATGAGGGCGATTTTTGGGCGAAGCTGGCCGGCGACAATGCTGCAACCATCGGCGCCGCTATTTATGCGGACTACTCAAACGGCGACGTTTGCGCGGTAGCGGCTCCGGCCGGCGCTTCGGTCACTGGCCTGATGGGTTCGACCAACACCGCCGCACTTGGCGCAACCTTCACGGCCAGCGCCGACACTGACGCGACCCGCCTGGTTGTAACCAGCGTAACCGGCCTTATCTCCGTTGGCGACGCGGTAAGCGGCTCCGGCATTCCTTCGGGCGCCGTGGTTGCTTCGCAACTGAGCGGCACCGCTGGCGGCGCTGGTACTTACCAACTGTCCGCGGCCAACACCACCAGCGCGGCAACCGTTACGGCCTTCGGCAAGACCATGAAGACCACGTCGACCACCGGCCTTATCTCCGTTGGCGACACCGTGAGCGGCGGCGCTGGCTTCCCGGTTGGTGCGACCGTTGTTGCTCAAGTGAGCGGCACCCCCGGCGGCGCTGGCGTCTATACGCTGAGTGCCAACGGTTCCGCTTACACGGCCAGCGCGACCGGCGTTACCACCTTCGGCAATGTCTTGGACGTTACCGCGGTCGGCTCCGGCGTGCTGGAAGTTGGCGACGCGGTAAGCGGCTCCGGCATTCCTTCGGGCGCCGTGGTTGCTTCGCAACTGAGCGGCACCGCTGGCGGCGTGGGCGTCTACACGCTGGATACGCGGGCAACGGCTTACGCCGCTTCTACCACCGTTACCGCTGTCGGTGGCGTGCTGACTGCCTTTAAGGCACAATCGGCCGCTGCTGTTGGCGAACTTGTCAAAATTTCCACCTGGGGGTAAACCATGAATCCGATTCTCCAAGCACTGATGGAACGGGCGGGGGTCCATTTCATGGGCCAACCCTCGCTTGACTTCCAAGCGGCAAACGTGGCGCACAACATGAACGTCGCCATGGACGCCCAACCCGCCCTTATCACCACCAGCAATGCCGGTATTCCGGCGTTCCTCTCCACCTACGTCGACCCGAAACTGATTGAAATTTTGGTTTCCCCGATGAAGGCGGCCGAGGTCGTCGGCGGCGAAGTGAAAAAGGGCGATTGGACCACCGAAACGGCAATGTTCCCGGTTGTGGAATCCACGGGCGAAACTTCGTCCTATGGCGACTACTCCGAAAACGGAAGTGTCGGCGTCAACTCCAACTTCCCGCAACGCCAAAGCTATCATTACCAAGTGATGACGCAATGGGGTGAACGCGAACTGGAACGCGCCGGCCTGGCCCGGATTGATTGGGCCAACCGCATGAACATTGCGTCGGTTCTGACGCTCAACAAGTTCCAAAACAAAACGTACTTCTTCGGCGTTGCTGGCCTGCAAAACTATGGTCTGTTGAACGACCCGAACCTGTCCGCCGCCATCGTACCGACCACCAAGGTCGCGGGCGGTACGGGCTGGGCTGGTGCTACGGGCCTTGAGGTTGTTGCCGATATTGCCAAGCTCTACAAACAGGCTCAAACGCAAGCAGGCGGCCAGATCGACTTGAGCACAAAGATGACTTTGGCTATGTCTCCGGTGGCAGAAGCTGACGGGATGATTAAACCGTCACTGTACATGAACACCAACGTTCGAGAATATCTCAAGACGCTGTACCCGAACATGACGATCAAGACCGCGCCGGAGTACACCACCGCGTCCGGGGAACTGGTGCAACTGATCGTGGACGAAGTGGAAGGCCAGCGCACGGCCGACACCGCCTTTACGGAAAAACTCCGGGCGCATCCCATTGTCGTGCAATCTTCCAGCTTCAAGCAGAAGAAGTCGCAAGGGACTTGGGGCACCGTGATTTTCCGGCCGGCATTTATTGCTCAGATGTTGGGCGTGTAACGCAATACCCCGGGGGCTTCGGCTCCCGGGTTTTCCACCAAACAAGGAGAGTTTGAACATGGCTGCAAAAATCGTCGTAGTGGGTTGCAAACTGCCCCACGGTATCACCATCGAACACCCCATGGACCCGAGCAAAACGGTCGAACTCAAGGGCAAAAACAAAGCCTTGATTATCGGCGCCGAGTACGGCACGACCGAAGTTGACGGGGACTTTTTCGAGCAATGGGCCGCCGTGAATAAGGAATTCCCGGCCGTCAAGTCCGGCGCCATCTTCGTCGCCAAGAGCGCAACGGACGCCGCTGCAATGGCTGCCGAATTCAAGGACCGCAAAACCGGCTTTGAAGCCATGCGTACCGACGGCAAGGACGACCGCGCCGCTGGCGTCAAGACTGCCAAGGAAGATTGACCATGCCCGCCGTAATCTTCGACCCTGTGGCGTTCAAAGCGCGCTATCCGGAGTTTGCGGCGGTTGCCGACCTGACCTTGGGGGCCTGCTTTACGGAAGCGGGCCTTTATTTGTCCAACGCGAATAATTCGCCCGTGCAGAATGTCACACGGCGGGCGCTGCTTTTGAACATGTTGACCGCGCATATCGCCTTCATTGGCGGAAAACTGGCCGCGGACGGCATGCCGCGCCCCGTTGGGCGCCTTTCGCAAGCTGGGGAAGGTAGCGTATCGGCCGCGTTTGAAGGGCCGCCCCCGGGCTCCGCGCAATGGTTCCAGCAATCGCAGTATGGCGCCGCCTTCTGGCAGGCGACAAGCAGCTTGCGCGGCTTCCGTTACCTGGCACAGCCGACGAGGTATTGACCGTGGCCGACCACGTCCTACACGGCGCCGACGGGGTATCCAAAGCCCTGGAAGAAATCGCCCGCAAGATGGGCGGCGGCGAAGTGGCGGTCGGCTTCCCGGCAGGCGACGCCTATGGTGACGGAACGCCAGTTGCAGCAGCCGCGTTTTGGAACGAATTCGGAACATCAACGATTCCGCCGCGCCCGTTCTTTCGCCCAATGATCGCCAAAGAGTCGGCCACTTGGGCACCGAAAATGGCAGCATGGGCGAAAAGGTTCGATTACGATGGCCCTAAAGTTCTGGCATGGTTGGGGGAAGATATTGCATGGGCGTTGCGTCAATCAATTATCGACGTCAACAGTCCAGCGCTTTCCCCGATAACCTTGATGCTGCGGTCGATGGTTGGTAACAAGCCGGAATTGATAACCGGCAAAATGGTCGGCGAAGCTGCGGCGAAAGTCGCCAAGGGCGAACAGGGCGCATCGGGCACGCAAGCTAAACCGTTGAACTGGACCGGCACGATGATGCGGGCGCCGGCCTATAGCGTCAATGGCGGCGCGTTCACTAAAGTAGCGGGAGGTTAAGACATGATACCGAAAGGAGATGGTTAAATGGACTTGCGCGGCCTCGCCAATAGTGTGACCACCACCGTCAACCCGAATCAAACCGTTACCGTTTTGCGGTCGACGGGCTTCACCACGGGCGCCGGGGCAAAGCAGGTTCCCAGCTACGCCGCCCCCGTAAGCGGCCCGGCTCAAATTCAAGCCCTCGACGCGGACGATATTAAACAGCTTGACGGCCTCAACATTCAAGGCACCATCCGGGCAATCTACTTGCGCGGCACCCTGGCTGGCGTGGTGCGCCCGAATCAAACCGGCGGCGATTTGGTAACGATTGCCGCCCCCGCGCCCGTAGCTTTGCGCGGCACCTGGCTTGTCGTCAAGGTGCTGGAAAGCTGGCCCGATTGGACAAAAGCTGCAGTCGTCTTGCAGGGGCAATAAATGTATACCAGCAGCATAACCGTCGACCAAGTAATTGACACCCTGGCCGCGTTCCTCGCACCCTTCATGCCTGGGGCTCAAATCGTCCGCGGGCAAGTGAACCGCGTCGCGTTGCCGTCCAATCCTTGCGCGGTCCTTACTGAAATTTTGCAAGTCGACCTTTCCGTGCCCCATACGGATTACCAGCCGCCGGTCGACCCGGCGCCAGCGGACGGAACGGCCACGATTTACGGCCCTTCGCGCATCGACGTTCAAATTGACTTTTACGGAGCCCAAGCCGGCGAATTCTGCAAGACGGTTAAAACCGCCTTCCGTTCCCATTGGGGCTTTGCCCATTTCCCCGCGGGAATAAAGCCGCTTTACACGTCCGACGGCATGCAATCACCATTGACCACGGGGGAACAACAGTATGAAAGCCGTTGGACGTTGACGGCCTCAATGCAATACAATCCGACTGTTACCGTTCCGCAGGAATTTGCCGACCAAGCTACGCCGAATCAACTTATTCCCGCAGATGTGTAATTCATTTATTTAACGAGGTGCAATGATGACAATTCCCGCAAGTGATATCGTCGTAGTCAACCCCGGCGTCGTCGGTTCTGGCGGGAATCCGCTGGCCCTTAACGGCGTCATTCTTTCCACGAATACCCTTTTGCCGACCGCCGCTGTCCGCTCCTTTGCGAGTCCCGACGCGGTCGAGGCTTTCTTCGGCGCTGCTTCCGCGGAATACGCGATTGCTCAGGTATACTTCTTGGGCTTCGATAATTCCACGATCAAGCCCGGAACCCTGTATTTCTCGCCCTACGTCAATACGGCCCGCGCCGCGTGGCTGCAATCGGGCAAACTGGCGGCAATGACCCTTACGGACCTGCAAGCCCTTTCCGGCGTGCTGACCGTTACCATTGACGGCGTGGCGAAAACTTCCAGTTCTATCAACCTTGCAACGGCGACCAGTTTCAGCGACGCCGCAAGGTTGATTGATACCGGCTTTGTATCCGGCGACGTTGCTGTGACTTGGGGCGCGGTTAACAGTACGTTCCTCTTCACGTCCCCGACGACCGGCGCTTCTTCGACCATTGGCTTTGCAACCGGCACGCTGTCCGCCGGCCTGATGCTGACCAGCGCAACCGGCGCCATTCTGTCCCAAGGTGCGGACGCGGACACGCCGGCCACGGCAATGGATGCCGTCAAGGCTGCAACTCAGAATTGGGTCGACTTCATGACGATGTTTGAACCCGTGCTTGAAGACAAGGAAGCCTTCGCGGTTTGGACGAACGCGCAAAATCAGCGGTTCATGTACGTGTGTTGGGACACCGACGCGCAAGCCATCGTCAACGGTTCGACTACCTGCTTCGGCGCTGTTGCCAAGTCCTTGCAGTACGACGGCGTCGTGCCGGTCTACAACACCAAGGAGCTTGCCGCGTTCATGCTGGGCACCGTGGCGTCGATTGACTTTAGCCGCCTGAATGGCCGCATTACTTCGGCCTTCAAGTCCCAAAGCGGCTTTGTGCCCACTGTGACCGACCAGCAAATTGCGGCCAACCTGTTGGAAAACGGGTATAGCTTCTATGGCTCCTACGCCACGGCAAACGATCAATTCAACTTCCTCTATAACGGGCAAATGTCCGGCAAATGGAGTTGGGTCGACACCTTCGTGGACCAAGTCTATTTGAACGCGCAATTCCAATTGGCCTTGCTGTCCCTGCTGACCAGCGTTAAGTCGGTCCCCTACAACGAGTCGGGCTATTCGCTGATTCGTGCGGCCATGATTGACCCAATCAGCCAGGCGCTTAACTTCGGCAGTATCCGCACCGGCATTACCATGTCGGCGTCGCAAAAGGCCCAAGTGAACCAAGCCGCCGGCCTTGACGTGTCCACGATCATTGAGCAGCAAGGCTATTACTTGCAAATCCTTGACCCGGGCGCCCAAGTTCGCGGCAACCGCGGCACGCCGGTAATTAACTTCTGGTACACAGACGGCGGCGCCGTGCAGAAGATTACCGTCGCTTCTATCGACATCATGTAAGGGGCCATCATGGACACCACAATTACCAGCGCGAACAGCGTTTTTACCATCGTGGTCGCGGGCTTGTTCCCGGCCCCGGTGCAGCTTCGCGGCTACGCCAGCGACAAGGCTTTCACCACGGAAGCCATTGACCTGGCCGAAGTCCAAATGGGCGTCGATGGCCGCATGACCGCCGGTTTCATTCCGAACCCGGTCAAGCAAACGATTACGCTGCAGGCGGACAGCCCGAGCAAGGACATTTTCACCGCCATGATTCAGGCCATGAAGACGGCGCGGGAAGTGTTTTACATTTCGGGTTCCATCGCTCTACCGTCGACCGGCGAATCCTTCACGCTTACCCGGGGCATTCTCACGAACGCCAAGCAGATTCCGGACGCGCAAAAGGTTCTACAACCAGTGGATTACATCATCACGTGGGAAAACGTGAACCGCTCCCTGCTGTAACCAGTTCGCCCCGGGCAAGGTCCACAAGGCCGCGTTGCCCTCTCCCAGCGCACGCCCGGGGCACCAAACACCAAGGAGAATTAGACATATTTGGCACTCTTCGTTACGTCACCTTTGTCGTCAAATAACAGCGTCTATTTCGGAAGCCAACGCCACCAGAATGTCGCGAAGTTCTCTAAATTTCGGTCGCATGCTACGGGACACCTTATCCGTCCCCACAGTTCGGTGCATTTCAATTTCGTCGATGACCAGTTTTTCTATTGAAAAGAGTTGACATGAGTCGAGCAAATACCCGCCGACTTCAAAATTAACAGTAACATCGGCGACGTTTTCGTTTCTCTTTATATCTAGTGTCAAGTCAACATCAATGTCCATGTTATATACTCCTGTAAGTAGTAAAACGCATCTTAGAACTTAATGACAGCTTCGTCAACAACTTTTCGCAGGAGAGCGAACAATGGCACGCACCGTATCAAATTACACCGTTACCGACGAAGGTCGGGACAATGGTAAGGTTTTCGTCCTTACCGAAATGCCCGCCAGCCGGGCGGAATCCTGGGCAATGCGGGCGCTTCTGGCACTCATGGCCGGCGGCGTTGAAGTCCCGGAAGGCTTTGAGCGCATGGGCATGGCGGCAATGGCCGAAATTGGCATTAAGGCGCTAGCCGGGCTCAAGTGGGAAGTCGCGGAACCGCTGCTTGCTGAAATGTGGTCGTGCGTGCAAATCATGCCGGACCCTAGCAAAACGCACCTTGTCCGCAATCTGATTGAAGAAGACATTGAGGAAATCACGACCCGGGTAAAACTCCGCGCCGAAGTGTGGAAGCTGCACACGGGTTTTTTGAAGGCCGTCGCCCCCTCAATCTCCGGCGGCTCCCCGGCGGCGGCCCACAAAAAGGCTTCGCGGAATACTTGAACGTATCGGCGCCGGTTGCGACGTTGCTGTCCAAACGAATGGCAACGCTGCACGAATTGGATACGGTCTATGGGGTCCGGGACGTCTACGATATGCTAGAGGTCATAACGATAGACGATTACAATAACGCCTTGGCGAACCGGGAATAATCCACATGGCTACTATCATCGACAGCTTACTTGTGAAACTTGGCTTGGATTCTTCGGAATTCGACGCCAAGAAGTCCAAGGTCGACAAGGGCCTTAAGGATACCGGCGGCGAAGCGGACAAGACCGGCGCCAAACTCAAGAAGAGCGGCAAGGACGGGGCGGAAGGCTTTGAGAATGTAGCCAAGAGCGCCGCCAAATTCCTTGCCCTCATTGGCGGGACAATGGCCGTAAAGCGGTTCATTGAAAACCAGATTGAAGCGAATGCCGCCCTTGACCGCTTCGCGCAAAACCTCGACCAAAGTGCAAACAGCATTTCCGCATGGGGCAACGCTGCCGAACTGGCCGGCGGCTCCGCGGAAGGGCTGCAAGGCACCATGGACATGCTCAGTAAGTCGCAAACGGAATTGCAGCTTACCGGGCAAAGTGGTCTTATCCCCTATTTCTCCGCGCTTGGCGTGAGCCTGGCCGATACCCAAGGCAAGGCCCGGCCGGTCAATGAGCTATTGCTAGACCTGTCCGACCGTTTCAGCAAAATGGACCGCACCACCGCCAACAACATGGGGCGGATGATGGGTATTGACCAAGGAACAATGCAACTTTTGCTTAAGGGGCGTTCCGAAGTTGAATTGATGATTGCCCGGCAAAAGGAGTATGGCGCCGTCACCAAACAGCAGGCCGAAGAAGCCAGCCGCTTGCGTAACGCCATGGTCGCCAGCAAGCAAAGTTTTGAAGCCTTCGGCCGCGAATTGCTGTCGGCCGCGACGCCCGCGCTGGAAAAAATGTTTGCCATCTTCGCGGACTTCGGTTCATGGATTCAGGAAAATAAGGAGTTCGTCCAAACCTTCCTTACCATTCTGGCTGTAGGTCTTGGGGCCGTCGCTGCCGCAATTATTCCTATTAACCTGACAGTGGTCGCCGTGCTGGCCCTGTCCGCTGCAATTACCGCCCTGTGGCAAGACTATCAGACGTGGAAGCGCGGGGGCGACAGCTTCATTGATTGGAGCAAATGGGAGCCCGGATTTAAGGCCGCTGGCGCCGCTATCAAATGGCTTAAGGATTTGTTGGGCGACATGGTGTACCGCGCAATTGCCGCGGCCGACGTGTTGTCCGCCGTGTTTGAACGCGATTGGAAGCGGGCCAAGTTCGCCGCCGGGGAGTTCATGAGCGGCAACGGCAAGGCGTATGGCACCGACGATGCTCCGGCGCCCCCTGCTGCCCCCGCTTCGTCCGCTGGTTCCGGTACTGTCAATTCAACCGGAAAGAGCGCCGCCGGCGGCACGAGGGAAGAGCAAGCCAGGTTAACCGCACTTGAACAGAAATACGGGCTACCTGCCGGAATTCTCGATAACGTATGGAAAACCGAATCTGGACGAGGTCGAAATATGACAAGCCCAGCGGGTGCGCAGGGGCATTTTCAATTCATGCCAGCGACCGCTGCGCAGTATGGTCTAAAAAATCCAAACGACTTTAACGAATCATCCGACGCGGCTGCGCGAATGTACCGTGATTTATTAAAGGCGAACGGCGGTGACGTGAGCAAGGCGGCTGCCGCGTACAATTGGGGGCAAGGCAACCTTAACCGCAAGGGCATGGGTGCGGCCCCGACCGAAACTCTCAACTATATCAACAAAGTCACGTCCGGCATAGGTGGCGCATCGCAGGCCGCCGCCGGGGCTGGTGCGGTACAGGTTGCCCAAGCGAACGCCGCCGCGGCACCTGGGGGCGGTTCCAAGAGCGTGGAAACCCACATTGGCGAAGTCAAGGTCTACACGGCGGCCACGGATGCCAACGGTATCGCCAAGGACATGGGCAAGTCGTTGGATTACCTATTCACCTCGCAGGCAAATTACGGGCTTATGTGATGCCACTTATTCCATTCCCCAGCGTCCCCAAGCTGCCAGGCGTCCCGGCATTGCCGCGGTCGGCCAAGTTCCCCCCAATCGTCCGGGCGGGCCTTGGTTTGCTGCAAGGGATGCTATGGCGCATTTTCCAAGTGCAAACCCGTTGGGGCATTTGGGACAGCAAGGGCAAGCCGCTTGGCGACCCGTCCAAGTTCACCGGCCTGATTGGCAACGCACTGGAAGCTGCCGGCCTGGGCTCCACGTTGTCCACCGGCTCCGTGGATTACTCCAAGGAAACCCGCGTAAGCGACTTCCCGCTTGAGCGGGGCAGCTTTGCGGCCTACAACAAGGTGGAAACCCCGGCGTCGCCGCAAGTGGTCCTTTGCATGCAGGGGAGCGAAAAGAGCCGCCGCACCTTCTTGGAAGCCGTCGACACCGCATGCAAGTCGACGGACCTTTACAGCGTGGTAACTCCGGAAGTGACCTATATCAACTACACGGTCGAACGGTACAACTACGCCCGCCACAATTCCAAGGGCGCGACCCTGCTGATTGTGGAAATCACCCTTAAGGAAATCCGCCAGGTATCGGCGCTTTACACCACGTCCAACAAAGGGCAAGTCGACAAGCCGAAGGAAGCCGGCGCCACGCCGCAAGCTGATAATGGCAAGGTGCAGGCCCAAACGCCCAAGCCTTCGACCCTCAAGAGCATTGCCAACAAATTGCCGGGCCTCGCTGAAAAGGCCAGCAACTATCTTCAAGGGCTGGTGAACTGATGCAAACCGTACCCCTGCAGCCCGTGCCGTCCCAATCGACCAAAGTTGTTTTGGGCGGCCAGAATTGCCAAATTTTCATTTACCAAAAGCCGCAAGGTTGCTTTGTTGATATCAACGCGGACGGCGTCGACATTGTTGTCGGCATCATCGGCCGCAATGCGGTCCCGCTGGTTTGCCGTGAATACACCGGCTTTATTGGCAATCTGATTTTCATTGACACGCAAGGTAGCGACGACCCCAGCTATGAAGGTTTGGGGGACCGTTGGACGCTGGTTTATTTGACGGCAGAAGAATATGCCCTCATTTGACAACAAGAAGCAATTACGCTTCGTCGTCACGTTGGGAACGGGGAAGTTCGGGTCGTCCAACAATGACACAATCACGCTGCAGGGCTTCCGCGCAACCGCGGACATTGACAAGGCTGGCGGCATGATGATGGGCACGCTACGCGCCAAAATCTACGGCGTGAAGCAAGCGGACATGAACAGCGTTACGACGCTGCAATGGAAGCCGGGAAGCCGCATAGCGAACACCGTCGAAGTCTTCGCAATCGACGGGGCCGCTGAAACTTTGGTCTTTGCCGGCAACATCGTCAACGCTTGGGGCGACTATCAGAACATGCCCGACGTCTTCCTTCACATTCAGGCGCAAGCGTGCTTCTTCAATGGCCTGCAAGCGGTTCAACCTTTGAGCATCAAAGGGGGCGTCGACGTTGCTGTGGTCATGGCCCGAATCGCCAAAGACATGGGCCTTGTTTTTGAAAATAATAATGTAAGCGTCATGCTAACCGACGTCTACGTGGCAAACACTCTCAAAGAGCAGGCGCTAGAACTGGCGCGTGCCGCAAATTTCTCGCTGTACATCGACGACAAGGTGCTGGCGATAACCAATAAATACGCCCCGCGCAAGGGGATTATTCCAGAAATCTCCGCGCAATCTGGGCTTGTTGGGTATCCTACTTTTGACGGCATCGGCGTCAACTTCCAAACGCTATTTAATCCCGCCATCACCTTCGGTGGCTCTATCAAATTGGTAAGCGATTTACCTCAAGCCGCTGGGGAATGGATTGTTACGTCGGTCGCCCATAGGCTTGAATCTGAGAAGCCGGGCGGAGCTTGGTTCTCAACAATCCGGGGTAACGCTAATGGCCTCGCCATCTACAGATAAGCAGCAAATTCCCGACGGTACTCTCGCTCCGCAAAGCACTTGGGGTGAATTCAACAATATAGCCTTCATGGTGCAACAGGCGCTAGGGAAGATGCAAACCGCGACCCTGGTCCGCATTGAGTCTTGCACGAACGCGGGCGGCCTGTCCCCCGTGGGCTATGTCGACGTCACGCCGCTGGTCAACCAGCTTGACGGCCAGGGCAACCCGACGCCCCATGTGACAATTTACAACGTGCCCTATTTCCGGCTGCAGGGCGGCACCAATGGCATCATCATTGACCCGCAAAAAGGGGACATAGGCGTCGCCGTCTTCGCGTCCCGTGACATTTCGCAAGTCAAGTCGACCAAGAAGCAAGGCAACCCCGGGAGCCATCGCCAATACAGTTTTGCCGACGGCATGTACCTTGGCGGCATGCTCAACGGCACCCCGACGCAATATATCCAATTCAGTACCGCCGGCATCCGCATTCATTCCCCGACCCGGGTCAAGATCGACGCCCCCGACGTGCTTATTGAAGCGCAAACGGTGGAAATTAACGCCAGCACGTCAACCACGGTAACGACGCCAACTTTCACGGTAAACGGGGCGACCGTGCTTAATGGTCCGCTTACCCAAGGCGCGGGCGACGGCGGGGGTGCCGCAACTATGCAAGGTCCGTTGCATGTTATCGAAGACGTTACGGTCGACGCCGATGTTGTGGCATCCGGCACAAGCCTTCATAATCACGTTCACGGGGGAGTTCAACCCGGGGGCGGTAACACAGAGGCGCCAGTATGACCCGATACAATACTTTGCTCTTGGATCAATCGGCCTGGGATTTGGTCATAGACAGCGCCGGCAATATCGCCATGGCGACGCCCCCTTACGCCCTGGCCCAAGACGTTGCAAGCGCCGTGCGGCTGTTCCTGGGGGAACTTTGGTACAACACGCCCAAGGGCATCCCGTACTTTGAAGACGTGCTTGGACACTTGCCGCCGCTGTCATTGCTTACGGGCTACATGGAACAGGCGGCGTTGACGGTTCCCGGCGTCGTGTCGGCACAGGTTATAATCTCAGAATTCTCAGGCCGTGAGATTCGCGGCCAGGTCCAATTTATTGACGAAACGGGGGCCGCAAGTGGCATTTCCTTCTAGCGTGCCAAAAATTCAGTTTACGCCCGCAGGTTTGGTTATCCCGGCGGAAACTGACATTTTAGCCGGCGTGCAAGCCGACATGAATGCTGCGTTTGGCGGCGGCCTGAATCCGGGCCTTGAAACTCCCCAAGGGCAACTTGCTTCCAGCCAAGCCGCGGTAATCGGGGATAAGAACAGCGAAGTCGCCCTTATCGTTAATCAGGTGGACCCGCAATATTCCGCCGACCGCTTCCAAGATGCCATTGGCCGTATTTACTTTTTGACTCGTAAGCCGGCCACGCCGACCGTCGTCACGGCCACGCTTGGCGGCATCGCTGGCACCGTCATTCCCGCGGGCACCTTCGCCCAAGACACCGACGGCAATACCTACGCTTTGAGCGGCGACGCAACCATCGGCATTGCCGGCACGGTTGACGCGGACTTCCAGAATGTCCAAACCGGCCCCATTCCACGCGCCGCTGGCACGCTTACGTCGGTCTATCAGGCAATCCCGGGTTGGGACACCATCACCAATGCAACCGACGGCACCATGGGTTCCAACGTGGAAAGCCGGGCCGACTTTGAATACCGCCGCCGCAATTCGGTTGCCCTCAACGGCAAGGGGACGCCCCAAGCGATTTACGCCGAAGTTTTCGACCTGCTTGACGTTCTCGACGTCTATGTCAAAGACAACCCCAGCGGAAACACGGTCAACACCGGCCCCACGAATTACCCAATTTTGCCCCATTCCATCTATGTGGCCGCCGTGGGCGGTACGGACGCCGAAGTCGCCGCCGCCATATGGCGTAAAAAGGACGTTGGTTGTGATTACAACGGCAATACGTCCGTAATTATCGTGGACGACTCCGGCTACAGCTACCCCCAGCCGACCTATACCGTCAAGTTTGAACGCCCCGCCGCCTTGCCGGTACTCTTCGCCGTGAGCTTGGTCAACGACCCTTCGTTGCCTTCGGATATCGTGCAGCGCATCAAAGCTGCCATCATTGCCCGATTCAACGGCAACGACGGGACCGTGCGGGAGCACATAGGGGCACTTATCCTTGCAAGCCGATATTATGGCGCTGTCGTCGCCGTGGCGCCCAATGTGTCACTTATCAGCGTCTTGATTGGGACCGTTACGGCCACATTGAGCCAGATTACCGTCGGCATTGACCAAAAGCCGACCTTGTCCGCCGCCGACATTGCCGTTACGCTAGTCTAGCCATGATTAACGTCGAAGACACCATAATTAGCCAATACGGAAATACCGCGACCATTTCGCAATTGGTCCGGAATATGAATCAATATTTAGACCCGCGGGCGGACTTCGACGCATTTTACGACTTCGTGTGGAACGTGGAAACGGCCCAAGGTTTCGGCCTCGATATTTGGGGGCGAATAGTCAACGTATCGCGGGAACTGACAATTAACGCGCAACAAAGTTACTTCGGATTTAGCGACGCTTTGCCTGGCTCGTTCCCATTTGACGAAGCCCCATTTTATGATGGTACTCCCGGGTCGACCCAAACTTACCGCTTGGCTGACGACGCCTATCGCAAATTGATTTTGACCAAGGCGTTGACCAATATTTCAACCAGCGACGCTCCCTCGCTCAATCAGCTTTTGCAAAATATGTTCGGGGACCGCGGGCGCTGCTACGTCAACGACCTGGGCGGCATGCAGATTCGGTACACGTTTGAGTTCTTACTTACCGACTACGAATACGCTATCATGACTCAATCCGGAGCCATCCCGCGCCCGGCTGGGGTTGGCGGTTCGATCATTACCACCGACGCCCCGGTTTTCGGATTTTCCGAAGCGGCGGCGGCTCCATTCGACCAAGCTCCATTTATTCAAGAGGGTGCCACTCATGCAATTATCTAACACGCCGGGCAAGCTACTTTTGCCGTTCGCCGCCGATGGGACTAAAAACGCAATCCCGGTCGACTCCCAAATTGGCATTGTGGCCGGCAAAGCGTCGCTTGCTGACGGCTTTCCGCCGCTGACGCGCACCCCCTTGTCGGCCGGCGGCGTTCCGCCTTCTGGCTTGGACATGAACGGTATTTTGTTTGAAATGTCGGACGTTATCCGCTGGGCAAATGCTGGGGGCGGTTACGCTTACGACGCCGCTTTCGCTACCGACACCAACGTCGGCGGATACCCCAAAGGCGCCCGCGTCATGCGTTCCGACGGCTTGGGTTATTGGTTCAATACGGTCGATAACAACGAAACCGACCCCGAAGTGGCAGGGGCCGCCGCCGCAGGCTGGGTTCCTGACTTCACCAGCGGAGCGACTGCTATCGCAATGACGAACGCAAACGTTACGCTAACGCCGCCCCAATACGGCAAGCCGACGATTGTTATCAGCGGAATCCTGACCACTAATTTAAATTTGATTTTTCCGAGCATCGCGGGACATTGGAACATCATCAACAATACGACGGGCAATTTCACCATTACTGCAAAGACATTGGCGGGAACGGGCGTCGCTGTAATTCCCGGCTTCATCGGGTCAATATTCGGCGACGGCGTGAATATATCCGGCCGACTGGCTGACGTTAGCGGCCCATTGGGCGATACGCTTGTCGGCCACACGGGGAGCGGTTCGGTTGTAACTACCGTCGCCGCTCAACTTCAATTACTGTCACGGGTTACTGTTTATCTGAAAAGCACGAATACCGCGGCTCAAAACAAAGCGGCGTTCCTTACAGCTATCGCCAGTTTGACGCGCCCGAGTAAGCTACTTTTGCCGGACGGGTTCTATGAGTGCGCCCCGGGCATTGACCTTGGTACACTGGTTGTATCCATTGAGGGCGGCGGCAAATATGGAACGTACCTTAGCAATTCAGCGGCAACCGCGGCGACTTATTTCTTTGGCGTTGCCGATGCGACGCTAATGGAATATTTGCGTTTTTCTGAATTTGGCATTGACTGCGGGGGCGCGGTATTGCACGGATTTCGCTTGGCTAAATGCAACCATTCCAAATTCGGCGAACTACTAGTGACTGGCGCAAGCGCAAGCGCCATGTATATTGGCGGCTATTCAAACGACTTTGTCGAAAACGATATATTTGTAAATGCCGGCAGCGGCATGTATCTAACCGGGACGTTAAATAACGTGGACGTTACCCGGAATCGGATTTATGCAAATGACGGAATCGGCATTATTCTTGGTAGCACGGACGCCGACGCCGGCCTGTCAATTTCAATCCATGACGGTAACGCAATTGAAGCCAACAAAATTGCCGGCATCATCGCATTCAATACCAAGGGGCTGAATATCCGCGGCAATTACTTTGAACGGAACGGGGCGACCGGATATCCTTATAGCGTTCCAGAATCAATAGTAATTCGAGCCGACATTCATTTACTTTCAGCCGATGATTTTCGAATCGGGAATAACGACACCTATTCCAACAAGTCCCCGATTATAAGCGGAAACCAAGCGGCGGCGATTGGCGTCGGAACGGCTTTGCCAAATATGGACGGCTTTATTTTCACGTCGCATGCTGACAACTTGCGCGTCGAAAATAACGAAATGTTTGACGCAACTAAAATTAATGCTCTGGTTTCATGTTACGCAAACCGCACTTATTCCAAGATTACCGGCGGAATGTCACTTTCTGGAAACACCACGGACAGCGTCGGTTACATTGGGACCGTTAGCGCCGCTACTCAATGCTTGGCTACACAGCACTTTGTCGACAATCAGGAACTTCCCGAAATCGTCAATTATGCAGAACCAAATTTTCTTGCCTGGATTATTTTTGACGGCACGGCGGGAACTTTGGTGCGCGCCTCGAATGCTTATTTAGGGCTTCCGGTTTTCCAACTCACCGACGGCGACTTTCAGTGGGGATTCGGAGTCGACACCAATATAAACCCGGAATTGCTGGGCAAGTGGGTTTATTTCGGCATGTGGGTTAACACGCAAGGCGGTAACACAAATGCCCGACTTTTCATTTCGGGCAATTCTAGTTCCGGTGCGACTGACTTTGACGCGACGTCGACCTGGAAATTCAAGAGTACTCTTTTGCAAATTTCCAATACTCCCGGCGTCACCTATTTCGGAGTAAAGAAAGTCGGAACTGGCGTACCCGTGTTGCTCTGCAATCCGGTTGTCAGTGTGGTCGGTGGGGCGTACAACCAACACCGACCACAAGTACCCGTGTGGAAGCGGGGGGCGGCACCAACGACGGGCACTTGGAAACTAGGGGACCGTGTTTTTAACGTCACACCGGCCGTCGGACAGCCTAAATCATGGATTTGCACGGTCGCCGGTACGCCGGGAACTTGGGTAAGTGAGGGGAATTTATAATGGACCAGCAACAACTATTTAACGTTCTTTTTGCCATTGTCGGCGTACTTGGTGGCTGGTGGATGAAGGCCATGTGGGAAGCCGTCAAGTCACTGGAACATGCGGACAAGGCGTTAAGCAATCAAGTCGGTGAACTGCGGGTGCTAGTGGCCGGCGGCTATGTCAAAACGGAACAATTTGAATCCCATTCGAAGGCGATATTTTCAAAACTCGACCGAATCGAAGACAAATTGGACAACAAAGTCGACAAACCGTAGGAGAATCCGGCATGAAACCGCTTATTCGACACCGTTCCTTGTTCCTGTTCGGGGGTGCTATCTTGGCCGCCCTGGCGTCCTTTTGGACTGACCCGGACGCCAACGGCTTGTCGACCCTCTTGGGCGGCCTGGCGCTCATTCAAGGCATTTGGGCCGTGGCCGCCAGCCATTGGGCACGCAAGGCCCTGACGGACTACCCGGAAGCCGACCAACGCCGCTTGTTTGCCAAGGCCGCGGAAGACCCCGTCGGCGCCGGGCTTGCGCTTATTGCCCTGGCAATCACGTTTGTCGGGCTGCTGCTGGTCTTTGCGCCCCGTGCCCATGCTGACACCTTGCCGGCCGGCTTCATCACGTATGGCCCCGTTCTGAAAGCCGAACAGGCCAAATATTGGGCCGACCATCCGGACCCGGCAATTTTGGCCGCCCTGGTTGAGCAAGAGTCGTGCGCCAGCTTGAAGTCGCCGCGATGTTGGAACCCGGCCGCCCGGCTCAAATCGGCACGCGAAGAGGGCGCCGGCATGGGGCAGATTACGCGGGCTTACCGTGCCGACGGCTCCTTGCGCTTTGACGCCCTGGCGGGGCTCCGGGGCCAGTACGGCGCGGACTTGGCCGGCTTGTCTTGGGATACCGTCTATCAGCGCCCCGACCTGCAATTGCGGGCCTTGGTTCTCATGTCCCGGGATTCCGCCCGAACGTTTCGCGGGGCGCCCGCCTGGTTGGCGTTCGGGGATGCTGGCTATAACGGCGGCGTCGCTGGTGCCCAAAAGGAGCGCCGGGCCTGCAAGCTGTCCACCGGCTGTGACCCGGGCCAATGGTTTGGGCATGTGGAAGCGCATTGCCTCAAGTCCCGGCAACCCATTTACGACAACCGTTCGGCGTGTGACATTAACCGGGAGCATGTCCGCAATGTGCTTTTGTTACGCCGGGCGAAGTATGTCGGGGTCATGTCATGAACCGCCTTGTCGGCATGATTACGGGCAATCCCGGCTTGCTGTTTTGGCTGGTAATTGCAGCGTTCGTCATTGGTATGGGCTCCGGCGGTTCCGCGGCCTGGTGGGCACAAGGGCTACGCCTCGACGCCGTGCAAGCTGAATACGACGGCTTTGTTGCCACAACCAAGGCCGAAGGGGAAGCCGCAAAGAAGCTGGCGGACGCTACGGCCGCCGAAGATAAACGGAAAAAGGAGAGTTCCGACCATGAATATCAAACAACTATTGCCGGCCTTAATGCTGACGTTAAGCGCATGCGCGACGCCCGTGCCGGTAGCCGTTTCATGCCCGCCGCCCCCGCCGGCTCCCGACGTGTTGACCTTGCCTGTTTCGACCGGGCCGAGCTTGAGCGAACGTTACGAGACTTTGATACAGCAATTCAAGGACTCGTTGACCAAGGCAGCGCGGACGCCGTAGGGCTCAACGTGGCCCGCTCTTGGGCTGCTGGCATTCGTCCCGATACGTCCCATTGAAGTCGGGCCAATAACCCGCCTTGACCATTTCGCAATAGCGTTCCTGTTCGGCTTGCTGGTCTTCGTAATCCATTTGACCGGCAAGCCCGAATAGCCCCAGCAGGGTCAGCAGTACGACGGTCGTCTTCATAGTTCCACCCTATCCAAAAATAAACGGTAAGCCGCCTGCATGCCGGCCCTGTGGCCGCCATTGGCCTGGTAAGTCTTGACCATTTCGGCCGCCACGTCTTCCGGGAGCTTGTCGGGGAACCTGGCCGGTTCGCGGGGCTTCGCTTCAAACTTCACGGACTCTTTGACCGCTTTAAGCCGCCGGTCAACCTTGCGGCACTCCGGCGGCTCCGGGTCGTTCGTGTCCCAAGTGAGCCCGCACGGGGCGCACATCATTTGGTCGCCGTATTGGCGGGCCTGGCAAGCGTGGCGCTTCATCGCGGGTTCGGCGTCGATCCAGTCGCTGTAGCCACGATCTGCGACCAATCGGTTTGCAACATCGTGCATTTGCTCTTGGCCATCGAATATTCGTGATTGCGACGGAACCGGCCACGGGTCGCAGCACATCAGCAAGTCAAGAAAAGCGCGGAATTCCATGTTGTTCATTTCAATCTCCTGTAGTAAAAACCCGCATAACACAGCGGTCGATGTCGCGCTTCGCGCTGGACCTTCGGCAACTGGCGTTGCCTCGGCCCATCACCTAAGCGTTAGAAGGCGTCAGATGCACAATGCGCACGTCCTTCGCCCATGATTTCCCGTCGAGGTACATCCCGACGTTGAAAAATTTGTTCTTGCGCAGGTTGAAAATCACCTCGGTTCCGTCGTGCTCGGAAACCTTCACGCGTTGCGCTTTGGCGTGCGTCAGTTCGCGGCCGTCGCTTATCAGCAACAGGTCGCCTTCGCGCACATGGTCAATCTTTACCAGCGGTTCAATCTGCATTTCTTTCCCTTTCTCAACCAGCCTTCTAACTCCACGGTGCAGCGGACCTTCGCTGCGCTCAGTCCGCTAACCTACGGCGCGTTAATCCTGAAAAGTTGGGCAACAGCGACGCCCGCCAGCAACCAAAGGAGCAAGAGGGCGGCGGCTGTCATTTTGGATAATCCTTGCAATTTCGGGTTTGCTCTTGGAGCTTCCAAGCCTTATACCAAGGGGCCATGTAAATTGCGGAACGGGTCAAACCAACTTTAGCGGCCGCGGCGTAGGGTGTAACGCCCCGTTCCGTCACCATCTTGCGGGCTTTGACCATTGCGGCGGATTCGCGGGCGGCCATTATTCAGCCCTCGTAAAGTAGGCGCAATGGTCTTTAAGGTCGTCGCGACGATTGATGTGACCGCCGTGAGGGGCCGGCGCTTTCCTAATCCAATACATGCTTGCCGGCAATTCTGGCATTTTATACGGGTAGGCGCACCGTCCGTCGCCGGAAGGATGCAGTCGACCGGACGCGGTTTTATTCCAATCAGCATGCTTGCAATTTGTGCAATTTTTCATGGCTACTCGCTCCCCAGCAATTCGGTAAGGCCCTGCAGCGTGTGGGTGGCTTTCTTGATATCCAGCATACCCCCCTTGTCTTTCTCCCGCGCCAGGTACGCAATCGCCGTACCCTTCATGTACCCGCGGAACTCTTCGGGCGTAAGCCATCGCTGCAAGACTTCCCACGGCTGATAGTCCCCCAGCTTTTTGTAATGGTCCCCGCCCTCTTGCACGTCAAGCGCCGACATAGCTTCGGCCACGGTGGGCAGCGGTTCGCCGTCAACCTCAAAGATTGTCGCAACTTCGGAAGTATTAACGTCACCCGTGCCGCTGGCTCCCTGGTAATGGGTAATCGACTCGTTCGAGTTGTAAACCACGAACACGGCGCCGGATTCCCGGTCGGTAAGTTTGGTCCCAGCCTTGTATTGCACTTCGTACCCCTTGTTTAAACAAAATCCCAAGCATTCCCCTTCCGGAGAGTTGCAACCGCTCCCGACGTGCGGGCAAGTCATTTGGCGCACTCCTTGTTGACGTATTCCTGGGCCGCCCAATCGACTTGCCATTCCTCAAAAGGAACCATGTCGGCATTTTTCAGGCGGGTAATAATGTAAATCAACGCTTCCGCCGCATGGTCACGACTCGCCGGGAACGGTTGCCGCTTCATCCGGTATTCCATGGCCGCCCGGTACGCCGGCAACGGTGGATTGGCAGGGTCGAGCGTGACAAGCATATAAGCTTCGTGGGCCACGCGGACCCCTTGCAAACATGAATTGTCGCCAGCCTGGGCGTCGCCCCATGCTGCAAAAGCAAGGATTAAGAGAATTACGCGCATGGTGTGGGCTCCTTATTCGAGGGCTTCATTAAGCGAAGAGTCGATATCGTCAAATGCCGACAGTGCGTTATCCAGCGCGTTTGCGGCATTTTCGGAAGCCTGGCCGCGTTCGGATTGCTGCAAGCCTTCCGGCATATTATCAAAGGCGTCTTGTTCCTCATTTTGCAGGGTTTCCACGCGGGAACGAAGGTCGGCCAGTTCGTTAAGGACGGCTTCAATTTCTTTGCGACGTTGGTTGTTCATGGTTCGCGCTCCGGTTTATTGTTGACGCCCTCAATATAGCTAAATAATTTATCTACGTCAACTGATAAAAGCCGACATCTTTAAGCATCGCTTCGGCCTTGCCGACGTACCACGCATAGTCGATATCGTCCGGGAATTCGTCCGGTAGCGTCATGCACGGGCGGGCACCATAGGAAAGGCTTACCGTGTTGCCGTTGCTGGCGTAGACGATGGGGCCAGGCGCTTGCGTGCTGTAGTACCAGCGCACCACCTTTCCCAAATACTCCGGCGTTTGCTGGGCAAAGCAACTTTGGTACGCTGTGGCCGCGTCCGTCACGCTGTCACCCTTGCGCCACTTGCGGCCCTCTTTGGTCCAACCGTTGGCGGCCAGGGTGCCGACCATGTCCATGACCCGGGCGCCCTTGCGCGGCCCTTCGCCCCACATTTTGACGCCGCCCCCGTTGACCTTCTGGATGGTTATGAATTTGGTAATGTCCCGGCATGCGGCTATGGTGTAGTCGACTGGCACGCCCTTTGCCAAGAATTCGGCCGCGGCGTCCGCGCAAATCTCGACGTCGGGGTTCTTCTTTTCAACCAAGCCGCCCTTGCCATACTCACCTTTGCGCTTCACGTCGTCCGCGGTCTTGATGGCGAAATAGTTGTTCACGTCACGGGCGTAAATCGCCAAGTAATCGTCGGTTTCCATTTCCAGCCCCGTACGCTTTTCCCATTCGGCAATCAGGGCTTCCGATACGTGCAGCTTGTCCCGCGGGCAGTTCACCACAATGCCGTCGGTATTGGCTGAAATGACCGGGACGCCGTAAAGTTCGTGCCATTCAATCAGCATCAAAAGGGACAATTGGCCGGTCAACGTGGTTTGAATCAACATTTCAGGGGCAAAAAGTACGCTGTACGGGCTCCCGGTCTTCCCAAAGGTGCCGTTAATCATGATCTTGCCGCCCTCGTTGCCGACCTTAGCTTCCTCATATTCCGGGCTGCTTGTGTCCCCGGCCTTCTTTAATTTGCCTTGAAGTGACTTTGCGGCCAGGCGGTCCAACTTAATGGCGTCAAATTCCCGAATGAAGGCGTCGCCCAAGGCCGGCGGCCATGCTCCGGCGTTGACCATCAAATTGGGGTAATAGCTAGCAACGTCCGGCATGCGGATTTGGTGCGTTTCGCTGCTGACGGCGACTAGCCTTTTCTCCTGGGAGTGCAAGCCGCCGATGCCCATTTTATAGACCGACCCGCCAAGTTTAATTTCCAGCCCGTCAAGCTGTGGCGGCATGGCGACGGTGCCCTTGGCGTCAAGCTGAAAAATGGATTGCTGCACCAGTTCAAGCGCCCTTTGCAATTGGGGCGACGCGTAGGAAATGAACGCCGGCACCTTGTACCGAAATTTCAAGTTCCAATCAATTTCCGGCTTGAAGATGCGCCGCCCCGTGGCCTGTTCGCATCGGCGCTTCAATACGGCTTCCGCGACCTGGGCATCGGACTTGCTCCGAAGGTCCAACCCGTATCGCTTGCCCAAGGCTTCCCGCTGGTGGATTTGCGGCTGCAGGGCGTCAAAGAGGGCTTCCAGCACAGCAAGGTCGTTTTCGCAATACGTGTCGACCTCCACAATCTCCGCTTCCGTGACATAGTGGCCCGGGTCATACGGCAAGTCGCGCATGGTCTTACAGTGAATCCGGCCGGCGTATTGCTTTTGGGAGCCGGCGCCGGGCGCCACTTCCATTACGTCGATATGGTCCGCGGGGCGCCACTCCGGCAAGCCGAGTTCCCAAGGCTTCACCTTTTCAACGATGATACGGTCGTTAAGCCATTTCAATTGCTCCGCGGTGTAGCCGGACAGCGCCGCGGTAATCATGGGGACGTCGTAATAGTTGCCGTTGAAGCTGACGGAGCAATAGGCGTCGAACAGTAGCCGAATGCGGGCGGCCGTGGCCTGGTCAAACGCTTGACCGGCGCGAAGCCGGAAGCCATACGCCCGGCCGCCACGGGGGCGGAATTTCAACAACCAATAGTTTGGGAAACATTCCGTGTCGTAAAACGCGACCGGGCGCGTTGCTGGGGCTGGTGGGGGCGGTGGCGCAATCATTGCACTTGCCACGCTTCAAGGCCGTACTCTTGAGCAACTTCCCGCGCTTTTGTTGCTGCGGATTCCTGTTCAGCCCGACAAAATTCCATGAACGGACGCCCCGGCTTGACTCCCTGGCGGTGCGCTTGGTCTTGCTTTACCTGCATGGCGATATGTTCCCGGCTATTGCGGTAAGCCTTTTGGGCGGCCAGTTTGCGCCCGTCAACTTCGGTTTGAATGGCGACCTTAATTTCCTTGGAATTAAGCCCGGTGTGGCGGGTGGCACAAACGGAACCGTAATGCAGAATTTCCCCGTTAACCTCAACAATCACGGTCGCTTTAAGGTTGGTTTTTCCGCAGCAATCACAAGTATTCACGGCGTCGTCGGTTCCAAGGATTTTAAACATTTTTCTTTGCTCCGGTTCGTTGAGTTGATGGACGAAGTATAGATAAATTATTTATCTATGTCAACAGCTTTTTACAGCCAGCGCACGCCGGGTCATCAAAGCGCGTCACCGTGTGGCATTCAACGCTCGACACGTCGACCACCCATACCATTTGCGGCAACACCACCTTGTGGCCGCACTCGCCGACCTGAGCCATTTTGTAGCCGTTCGCGCAATTGTTCGGCCGTGGGATATTTGCCAATTCCCATGCCAACCGTAGCGACGCCGGACATTTCGCCGTCAGTAATGTGGACCTTCAGTTCAACTTCGACCGGCCCTTGTATTTTCGTTTCGCTCATTTCAATACTTCTTCCCGCCGTCGGCCTTGCGGTTTTCGGGCTTGTGGTCCGGGCGGTTGCGGTTGTATTCCATCTTTTCCGCGATAGCCCCGCCAAGGTCAAGACCAAGGGCGCCGGCCAAGTCCGCGATGCGGATAACTGCGTCGGCTAGTTCCACTTCAATCATGGGGCGGTGCGGAAGCTTGTCGTCGGCCAGGCCCTTGCGGTGCCCTTCCATTGCCTCCGAAACTTCGGAATGAATCAAGCACAATTTTTGTGCGACCAAAGCCTTACCGAATCGCCCGTCGCCGCGAACTTCAGCAACGTCATAGGGTAGGTCGCCGGTTTGCTCAAGTTCGCCCCACCAGCCGGCGGCGGCGCTGGCACCGTGGCAGTAGTCGACCAACACGTTGCCGGCGTCCTTAATATCCTCGAAAGGAAATTTCATTTTCGTACCTCAAAAGTAAGCCCGGCCCCGAAGGGCCAGGCGGTTGCGTTAAGCCAGCATCAAGCCGTTTTGGACCAACTGAGCGTCGGACCAGCCGGCGGCGACGTACGCTTCATAGGTCACGCCTTGGGCGTTGGCCGTCATTTGGCGCACAGGAATTACCGGAGCGGGTGGCGGTGCCATGGGGGCCGGAGCCGGCGGGGGAACCTGCACAAAGCCCGGGTTAGGAGTAACCGGGATGGGCGCAGGCGCACCCGGGACAGGGGCGTAAGGCATCGGCACAGAACCAGCGGGCGCCAAAGGGGCCGGAGCAACCCCCGGGATTTGCGGCACGCCAGCGGGCACGGGCGGCGGCACAGAACCAGCGGGCGCCAAAGGGGCCGGAGCAACCCCCGGGATTTGCGGCACGCCAGCGGGCACGGGCGGCGGCGCATAGCCAACAGGGGCGCCAGGAAGCGCCGGAGCGGCGGCGGGGGCCTGGGGCATCGGGATTGCGCCGGCCGGCGGCGTCATGCTGGCGCCAACAGGCAAAGCCGATTGGCCGAAACCAGCCGAAGCAACGTCGGGGCCAAAGGAAATTTCAGGACCATAGGCGCGGAAACAGACCATTGAATGATTGATGTAGACGCCCGGCTGGCTTTGCGAACCATTGCCGTCGACGCTAAATGCAACCTCCACAAAATAGCCCGGCTTGCAAAAGTCTTTTTGCATGACTTGGACATAGCCGGCGCCCTCTTGCTGGTACACCTTCGGGGCAAAGCCGCCGGAGAATTTCAGAATCCAGTGACCGCGCCAGCCTTCATTTTCGACCGGCTTGCGACCCTTCTTGTTCGGAATCTGGCTGTCGCCGTCTTCGATCTTCCACGCGAAGGCCGGGGATTGGGCGGCGTTCGGGAAAGCCTGATTGCCGACGTTCCAGATTTGTTGCCCCCAAGGCGTATGCGCCCAATGCGGTTCAGCACCCTTCGGGATTGCCAGGGCGAAGAAGTAGTTAACGCGGGGCTGGCCGGCGTTCGGGCCGGTCTTCACGACCAGCGGTTTGCCTTCGGCGTCCGTGGTGCTGGGGTCGTAGAGCGAACCCATGACAATGCGACCGACGGGGGAAGTGATATTTACTTTTGCCATGTTGCGGGCTCCTTATTTCTTGGACTTGCTTGTGGACTTCGCGGGCTTGACGTCCACGACGGGGGTTTCGGTTTCATCGGCAACGAATGCGGGGAAGTGGCCGCGAATCATGCCATGTTCGCCACGCGCCCAAAGGTTACGAAACACCCCGGCGTCGCCTTCGTCCGCCAGATTGGCCGCGAATGCTTCGGCGTCGGCGTCGGTCTTCTTAATTTCCATTTTGCATACTCCTTAGTTTGTGGTGCCGAAGACGCGACGCGCATCGGCGGGATTATCGGGAACCAACTTTATAGACCCCAATGGAGTGATACTGTAAGCCTTAATGACGGCTTCGTCAACACCCGACTTTAATGCTTGCTTCGGGGTCTTGACGCCAGGCTTTGAAAGGTCGACGCCCATGAGCGAACCCATGGCAAGCACTTGGTCGACGGGCATGGTCCATTGCGGGCGACCGTAGCCTTGTTCCGCACGGTGCCAGGGTACGGAATGCCCTTGGCGGATGTAGGTTGCTACGGCTTCCCGCATGCCTTCGACGCGGGCGGTCAATCGTTCTAACGACCGTTCCATCATCTTTAGCTCAAGGCTGGCGGCGGCCGGCGGCAATTCAACGGGCGGGGATTTTACGGCAAATTCCGCGTCGTAATAGGCCGCTTGCTGCAGGGCCGGGCAAGCATGGCGCCCCGGGCAATCTCCGCATTCTGGATTCGTGACAGCCGGCGGATTGGGGGCCAGGGCGACCCTTGCAGCGTTGGCAAGCTGGTTGGTGTGGGCGCGAAGGTCCGAAGCCACGACCGACCAAGTACGAACCGGTGACCCCTTGTAGAAGCATCGCGGCTGTATGACGGTAATTCGCACGCGGACGGCCTGGTCGAAAATGCCGACGCCCTTGCTCAACAGGTGCGCCAAATGCTCAACGATGCCGGATGTATATGCCACACATTGGTCGTTTTCGTACTCGTCAACGAAGCGGTGCCCGAACTTGTAGTCGATAACGTCAAGGACATAGGTCGAGCAATCAAACGCCCAAATATCAGGGGTGCCGAAGCATTCCGGATGAATCGCCGGAATAGCGACCCGCTGTTCAACGTTCAACGGTACGCCGGCCGGAACCAGCGCCCGCGCCGTATCGACCACAAGTTCCCCGCCCTCTATCATTTCTTCGGTAATAAAAACACCGTTGGGGGCTTGCATTCCTTCAAGCACCGGACGCCCCGCCAGCATTTCCGCAAAGACCCAATGGGCCGCGTTACCTTCCAAACTCTCCGGCGTGTCCGGTTGCGGGTAAGCCTGGTTCATGGCGACCCAAAGGCCGCACAGTTTCCAAGCCCCCGCACCCGAAGGTGGAAGGATTGAATGGGCGCCGCTCATTGACGGGCAGCAATCAAGGCGTCGATATGGGCCGCAACCTGGGCAACCAAATCAAGCCGGTTTGCCAAGAGCGGAAGGGCAGGAACGCCAGCGTCGACGCAACACTGGTTCACTTCGGCTTGCGTCACCTTCTGCCCCTGGATAGCGGCGGACGCACGGCCAACCAGCGCAACGAACATTGCGCGGGCATCGGCCGGGACTTCACCAACGACGGGGGCTTGGGGTGCAGCCGGCGGCAAGGGTGCGGCAACGGCCGGAGATACGGAAGCGGTCGGCAAGTTCGCAGTAACCGGGGCGGCCGGCGCAAGGGGAGGGGTCGGAGCGATAGGCGCAGTCGTAGGGGCCAAAGGGGTAACGCCCGGCGCCCCCATTAGCTGGCGCAATTCGGCTTCAACCTGGGCAACCTGCGCCGGGTCGAGTTTGCGCTTTTTGCGCCAGGTGCCGTCGGCAATCTTGCCTTTGCTTTCCGCATGAATGCGGTTATCCCAAGGCATGCCCTTGGCGTCCAAATCGACACCCGCGACCGAAGAGGCAACGCCAGGCGTCGTCGTAATCGGGGCAGTATTCGCCGGGGGCGGCGGGGCAACGGTAGAGGCCGCCGCACCGGGAGGGATGGAAAGGGCCAAAGGGGCGGGGGGTACTCCAAAGGCCGCGGCCGGAGCAAGACCAACGTCGGCAAGAGTAGGGCCGGCCGCACCTTGCCCAAAAATGGCATTCAGTTTGGCGGCGTCCGCGTCAAGTGCCGGCGAACCGTGGGTGCCAAATGCGGCGACCGGCATCGTGGATTCGTGGTCATGCTGCAATTTGCCCAACTCGACGAGACTTTGGTCGGCGGTATCCTTACGGATAAATGCCGGAATCTCCGCGCCGCACGTTCCGGCACAAGCCTTGCCGGGGTAAGCCAAAATAAAACCGGCGACTGCTTCGCGTTGCTCTTGGGACATGTCGGTCGGGTCGACGCTGATTTGAATGCTCATGGTTAAAAATCTCCGAAAGTTGATGAAGGGCATTGACTACGGGGCAACTATAAACCGATAATGACGCTACCGTCAACAGGGTGTAGATAAAAATGATTTTGAACTTGGATTGCCGACACGGCCTTGCGATGCTCCCGGACAACAGCGTCGACGCGATAGTTTGCGACCCTCCTTACGGGCTCCGCTTCATGCAAGCGAAATGGGATTATGACGTACCTGGCGTCGACATTTGGGTCGAGTGCTTGCGCGTTCTCAAGCCTGGCGGCCACTTGCTGGCGTTCGCCGGCACACGGACACAGCACCGCATGGCGGTACGCATTGAGGATGCCGGCTTTGAAATCCGCGACATGATCGCTTGGGTCTACGGCAGCGGCTACCCCAAACACCGGAGCAGCTTAAAGCCAGCCTTGGAGCCCATAACCATGGCCCGCAAGCCGGCGGAACGTGCGACCCTGCTCAATATCGACGCGTGCCGTGTTGGAACAGAAAGCACGATTCGACCAAATGGCCCGATTGGATATCACGGGGGCGGAAGCGGGGGAATTGGCGGGAGTGAATCCGGGCGTTACCCCGCAAACCTGATCCATGACGGAAGCGACGAGGTGCTTGCGCTATTCCCGGACAGCGCGGGGTCGGGGGGCAGCGTGCCAAACGTCAAAATTAGCGGCTACGGGGACGGAGCGGTCGGCACGGGCTCCGCTGAATACTTGGGCGGCGAACGCACCAAGGTTGATTGCGGAACCGGCAGCGCGGCACGCTTCTTCTATTGCGCCAAGGCTGGCAAGCGCGACCGCAATGAAGGCTTGGAAGCGTTTCCCGACATAATTTGGCAAACTGTGGCGACCTCCGGGTTGTCAAAACACAGTGACGGTTCCCCGCGCAATATGAGCCCCGAGGCCAAAAACCCGCATCCTACCGTTAAGCCGACGGAGCTTATGCGCTATCTATGCCGCCTGGTCACGCCGCCGGGCGGGCTGATCGTTGACCCCTTTGCTGGATCCGGTAGCACTGGCAAGGCGGCGATTCTTGAGGGTTTCCAGTTCGTTGGTTTTGAATTGGACCCGCAATATACCGCCATTGCCAATGCTCGATTGGAGGCCGCCCGCCATGCAGCTTAGACCGTATCAAATGGAAATCCACGACGCCATTGCGGATGCGTGGTCGGCTGGAAATCAAAATGTGCTTGCATGCCTTCCGACTGGAGGGGGCAAGACTGTGACATTCAGCCATATCGTCAAGGAAGAACCTGGATCATCTATCGTGCTGGCGCACCGGGCGGAACTGGTCGCGCAAATGTCGCTGGCACTTGCTCGCGAAGAGGTACGCCACCGCATAATAGGGCCGTCGTCGCTGGTTCGGCTTTGCGTCAACGCCCATGTCGGGGAGCTGGGGCGACCCTTTTATGATGCAAACGCAAAAACAGGCGTCGCCAGCGTGCAGAGTGTCACCGCGCATAAGGACGGCTCGCAATGGTTCGACCAGATTCGGCTATGGGTGCATGACGAAGCGCACCATTTGCTTAGGGAAAATCAGTTCGGCAAGGCGGTCGCCAGGTTCCCAAATGCCCGCGGGCTTGGGGTGACTGCCACGCCGGGTCGGGCAGACGGGCGCGGGCTGGGGCGGCATGCCGACGGCCTGTTCGATACCATGGTTATGGGGCCTACCCCACGCTGGCTGATCGACCAAGGGTTCCTGTCGCAATACAAGATTTTTGCGCCACCAAGCGACCTTGACCTAACCGCCGTGCACGTAACCGCGAGCGGCGATTACAGTCCGCCCGAACTAAAGGTGGCCACGCAGAAATCGACCGTGCTAGGCGATACCGTGACACATTACGTCAAGCACGCGTCGGGCAAATCTGGCCTAACCTTCGCCGATAGCGTCGAGAATGCCACCGATATCGCGGCACGCTTCCGTGATGCTGGCGTAAGTGCTGAGGTATTGACGGGCAAAACACCCGACGCTTTGCGGGCCAATGTCATCGCCAAATTCAAGACGCGCCAAGTAATGCAAATAGTGTCTGTCGCCCTGATCGACGAGGGTTTTGATTGCCCTGGTGTGGAAGTCGTGAGCGATGCGGCAGCAACACAATCATTCAATCGCTTCGCCCAACGATTCGGACGTGGCTTGCGGATCATGGACGGCAAATCACATATGATCTATCTCGATCACGTCGGGAACACCCTCCGGCACGGGCTCCCGGACGCCCGCCGGGAGTGGTCACTAGACCGCCTGGAGCGCCGGAGCAACGGCAAGTCGGACGCCATCCCAATGCGAGTTTGCGTCAACCCCGAGTGCGTCCAACCCTACGAACGCGTCTACAAATGCTGCCCGTATTGCGGCCACTACCCGCCCCCGCCAAGCCGAAGCGCCCCGGAGTTTGTCGACGGCGACCTGTTGGAGCTTGACGCGGAAACACTGGCCGCCTTGCGTGGGGAGATTGCCCGCATTGACGGCGACCCGGTCATTCCCTACGGCGCCGGGCCGGAAGTGGTCGGGGCTGTCCGCCGCCGGCATTGGGAACGGCAACAGGGCCAAGCGGCCTTGCGGAACGTTATTGCCTGGTGGGCGGGGCTTGAGAATGCCCAAGGCCACGGGGAGTCCGAAAGTTACCGCCGCTTTTATCATCGCTTCGGGGTCGACGTCGCCAATGCCCAAACCCTCAACGCAAAGGACGCCGGGGAGCTTGCCGAACGTGTCCGCGTCGAACTTGCTAAATATGGTATTGACGGAACCGTCAACGCCGGGGCATACTTTGCAAATCAGGGGTAAAAATTATGCAATCGCGTTTGAGCAGTTTTATAGAGTCAATGGCAAACGTTCTTATTGGATATTTCGTGTCGTTGCTGGTGCAATTGATCGTTTACCCGATGTTCGGGGGCGGCACTTCCAAACCAATGACCTTAAAGCAATTTCGGTTGCGCCTGGAAAAACAAGCCGACGACTTTGACTGCAACGACGAGGGGGGTTGTGGTTGTGCCCTAGCCGGAGAATGAGCCCCGCCGTCTACCAATGGGCCGCCCGACATGGGGTCACGCTGGCCGCCCTCAATGAGTTGCAAGCCCTCTTTGGTATGCACGGCGGCCACGACCTACCGCCGGAAGTAAAGGGCACCAGTGAGGCCGCGGTACAAGCCGCCGTGCGCCTGGAAGCTGCCCGCAAGGGGGTCCGCCTGTTCCGCAACAACGTCGGCGCCCTGATTGATGCGCGGGGCGTCCCTGTGCGCTATGGCCTGGCGAATGAGTCCAAGCAGGTTAACGAAGTCATGAAGTCCGCGGACCTTATCGGCTGGCGCCCCTTGCTCATTGAGCAACGCCACGTCGGCCAGTGCGTTGCCCTCTTCGTGTCCCGTGAGTGCAAAAAAGTTGGCTGGCGGTACACCGGCGACGACCATGAGCAAGCGCAATTGGCCTGGGCTCAACTGGTCACGGCTGGCGGGGGCGACGCTGCCTTCTGCACCGGGGTCGGAACCCTCTAATTTATCGTTGACGGCCGCGTCAATAAAATACACAATACAAAGTAATTTCACCTGAGTAGACAGCCATGACAAAAAAGCGCCTTTTGCCCGACGACCGGAAGCTGGAAATTTTGAACGCTGCCATGAAAGTCGCCGGTCGACCTGGGGGCTGGGCCAAGCTGACCCGCGACGCCGTCGCCAAGGAAGCCGGTTGCGCCGAGGGCCTGCCGTCAAAGTATTTTGGCACCATGATTAGCTTCCGTCGTTCCATCATGCGGGCCGCCATCGTTGCCGAAGAATTGGGCGTTATTGCCCAAGGACTTGCGGCCGGCGATAAGTGCGCCCAAAAGGCCGACGAAAGCCTTAAGCGTAGGGCGCTTGAAACGCTTGCAGGTTAACCCAAATGACATTTAAATCGATTATTGAATGGGTCCGTTTTGGGCGAATCACGTCGATTACAAGGGCGGTCGACGGCGGGGTTGCTTCGGAAATCGAATACCGCGGGCGATTTGGTAGGACCATCGGCTATTTTTCTTACGGAGCGTACGACCCGTCGCTTCCTTATCCCCCAAAGTCTGAGCGTTGACCATGCAAGAGTTACCACCAGCCCTAGCGGCAATGGGAGCGTATCGGCAATTTATTGTCTATGTTGCCCAGCCAAGCCGGACGCGCCCCGGAAAGACCGACAAGTACCCGGCAGATTTTCGAACCGGGCGAGTCGCCAATGCCCATGACGCCGCGATATGGACGGACGCCCCGACGGCCATCGCTGCGGCGGCGCAGTTTGGGGGAACCTACGGAGTGGGCTTTGTCTTTACCGAGGCTGACCCGTTCTGGTTCTTGGACCTCGACGGCTGCTTGCTGCCCGACGGTTCCGATTGGTCCCCAATGGCAAAGCAACTTTGCGGAGCGTTCGCCGGGGCCGCCATTGAGGTAAGCCAAAGCGGCCGGGGGCTGCATATCTTCGGCACCGGGCGCCCGCCCCCGCATGGCTGCAAAAATGAAGCCTTGGGCCTTGAGTTCTACCATACGGGCCGCTTCGTTGCCCTGACCGGGACCAGCGCCGCCGGCAACGCCGCGACCGATTGCTCCGCGATACTCCCGACCCTGGTTGCAAACTACTTTCCGCCGGACGCCGTGCAATCCTTGGAACAGGGTTGGACCGAAGGCCCCGCGGCCGAATGGCGCGGACCAACCGACGACGACGAACTTATCCGCCGGGCCTTGCGGTCACAATCAACCGCGGCGGCGTTTGGCGGCCGGGCCAGCTTTGCGGACCTGTGGACGGCAAACCTTGAAGCCCTGACCCGCTGCTATCCGGACCCCGTGCGGGCCTATGATTCCAGCAGCGCCGACGCTGCCCTAGCCCAACACCTGGCCTTTTGGACCGGGAAGGATTGCGAACGAATCAAGCGGCTTATGGAAAAGTCCGCATTGGTCCGGGACAAATGGGACCGGGAAGACTACTTGCCCCGCACCATCCTGGGGGCCGTAGGGCGTCAATTTGAAGTGCTGACGGACAAGTCCCCGGAACCTGTGGCCGGCACGCCTGACAGCCCCGCCCCCAGCGCCACGAACGAACCGCCCCGGCCGACGATGGTGACGGGCTCCACCTTCGTGAACAACGACCTGCAATTGGAAATGTTCGCGGGGTGCGTGTATATACGCGACTTGCATCGGGTCTTGGTCCCCGGCGGCAATATGTTGAAGCCGGAGCAATTCAAGGTTGCCTATGGCGGCTACACCTTCACCATGGACACGGCGAACGAAAAGACAACCCGGGACGCCTGGGAAGCCTTCACGCAAAGCCAGGCGTACCGCTGCCCCCGTGCCGACTCCACTTGCTTCCGGCCGGACCAGCCCCCGGGCGCCATCATTCAGCGGGGCGGGCAAACCTTCGTCAACACCTATTGGCCGGTCGAAGTCCCGCGCCTGGCCGGCGACGGTACGCCCTTCCTTAATCACTTGGCGAAGGTGCTACCGGACGCCCGCGACCGCTTTATCCTGCTGTGCTACATGGCCGCATGCGTGCAACATAAGGGCGTCAAGTTACAATGGGCTCCCTTGTTGCAGGGCGTCGAAGGCAACGGCAAAACCCTGTTCACCCGTTGCGTTGCGGAAGCTGTGGGGCGCCGTTATGTCCATTGGCCCAAGGCGTCGAAGCTGGCCGCGCAGTTCAATAGCTGGATGCTGCGCAAGGTCTTCTATGGCGTTGAGGATATCTATTTGCCGGACAGCCGGGCGGAAGTCTTTGAGGAATTGAAGCCGATGATTACCGGCGGCGACGGCCTTGAGATTGAAGGCAAGGGCGTTGACCAAATCTCCGCTGACGTGTGCGGCAATTTTATGCTGAACAGCAACCATAAGGACGCTGTACGCAAGACCCAAAACGACCGCCGGATTTGCATTTTGTTTTGTGCCCAACAGCAGGCCGAAGACTTGACGCGCGACGGCATGGACGGGGAGTATTTCCCCAAGCTGTACGACTGGCTTCGTGCCGACGGGTACGCCATCGTTTCCGATTTGCTCCACACGTTTCCAATTCCGGACGAATACAACCCCGCGACCAAGTGCCAGCGGGCGCCGGTCACGACGTCGACAAGCCTTGCGATTGCCGCCAGTACCGGGGGCGTCGAACAGGAAGTCCACGAAGCCATCGCGCAAGGGCTCCCGGGCTTTTGCGGCGGCTGGATATCATCTATTCAACTCGACCGCCTGCTGGAACGCTTGGGGGTTGCCCGCCGCGTCACGCACTCCAAGCGCAAGGAAATGTTGGAAGCCCTGGGCTATGCCTATCATCCCGCCCTTGTGGAAGGTCGGGTCAACAATCTGGTATTGCCGGACGGCGGCAAGCCGCGCTTGTTCGTCCATAAGGACAGCCAGGCCCGGGCCATTCAGGGCGCCGCGGAAGCCGCCAAGGCATACGAACAGGCCAACAATCATAACCGCGTGCCGTTCCCCCTGGCACCCGTCCACGCGTAGGAGCCAAGACCATGAAACTGGTAACAGCAAAAAAGCAACATAGGTGCGATGGGTGCGGAAGGCTCATTGACGTCGGTGAAGGGTATTGGCAGAAACACGAAGACCACGGCGACGCCGTCAATTTCAAAGAGCATACCAATTGAGGCTTGGCAGAATTCAACCGGATTGCCGTACTGCCGGAAGGATTCAACCAAAACCGGAAAATGAAGGTGCCGTCGTGATTACCCGCCAACCACATACCCATTTGACTTGCGGGTTTTGCATACGGTCGAAGCCGCACGAAACCAAAGGCGGCCAGCCGATTTGCCCGGAATGTTTGGACGATTGGAATAAATACTTTCCGCCCGTTGACGTAGGTAAATTATTTAGCTATAGTTCGTCCCGTAGTATCCTTAATTCACCTGGAGAGGTACACCATGAAGATTGAAATCAAAAGCCGGTTTTCGCTTGAAGTGCTTTTTAGCCATGAATGCGAAGGCAACAGCGTCGCAATTACTTTGGCCGCCGCGATAAACGCGAAAGCGAACCTTTACGGCGCGAACCTTCGCAGCGCGGACCTTTACGGCGCGAACCTTG